ATGTTGCAATTAAATAGTAATGAGTTAGTTAGAGCTTTTACTATGTTCGGTAGTACATTGTTTTTACAAATGAATAAAGTAATGTCAAGTACTAACAACATAATGAAGTCTTTAAAAGAAGGAGACTCTACATCAAAAGCAGGTATTAAAAAGAAAGCTGCTGCTGTAAGGGCAAAAGATGTGAGAGGTTTAGCTATAAATTTAGCTGTAGCAAACATCTTATTTGTTGCTGTATCAAACATGTTTAAGCTTGCTGGTGATGATGACGATGAAGAGGAAGTAATGTCAAAACTAAAAGATGCTGCAATGGGTTTAAACTTATTGTATCAGATTCCTTTAATAGGTGGTGCAGCTGAGCTTATGATTACTAAAGCCAGAGGAGAAAGAGGTTTTGGAGATGATGTAATGAACCCTTATAAAAGTATATTTAGAAAAGTATCTAAGGGTATGTCACAAGAAAGCACTTTTAAAACAGTTCAACCTATTTTTGAAATGATAATTGGAGCACAGATAGATCCAGCTGTTGGTTTGTTTAATTCATTTGGTGCAGATATCGGAGAAGGAGATGGTGTTGATCGTGCTTCTGAGATGGAAAACTTATATAAGATGTTAGGTATTAGTCCTTCTTATCAGCCAGCTAATGATGGTGGTGATGGAGGATCAGATAAAAGAACTACCAGAAGTAGTGCTAACTCAAGTGGTAACCAAAGACAGGTAAGGAAATGATAGACTTCAATGAAGATGCTTGTATGCGAAACAGTTACAATCTCTTATTGGGGAAGAAAACTTTGGATGATTTAATTGCAGACAAAGAATGTAATCTTACTCTTATGTTCAATCCTGAAAGGAAGTACGTTAAAATGCAAGACGATGTCTATGATATTTTAATTGAATACTTTATATCCACTGAAGAGTATGAAAAATGTGCAGAGCTAACGGAGGCTAAAAATTCTTAGAATAATTTTTACGTTCAGCTTCTAATTTATAATATAAGAAAGCTGAGAATCCGTTTATGTGAGAGTCGGTTGGGAAAAAATACTTCCAACCTTTTGATTTACCCCTGGCTATATAATAACAAAATGCTACTCCAACTTTACCTGTAGTCTTTACAAAATTAATTACAGCTGTGTGATCTGATGTTGGTATAACCTCGTCTACCTTAAACGATTCGTTGTTTGTGTTTAAGTCTCTATCTGTTCGAGAAAATCTTTCTGCAATTACAAGTGAGAACTTTTCTAATTCTTTAGCTATCTGTCTGTTCATCGTGATCTGATAATTTTTGCTGAAGCTTTTGAATGGTAGTTTTTATTTCCAGAGTTTGTTTCACTACAGATTTAAGTAAAAGGATTGCATCCAATAACATTTTTTTAGTTTCAGCTTTCATTCGTCTTTCGTAAGTTATTAATCTATGACAGTTAGCACATCTAACGTCACATTTTTCTACCTCTTTTTTTATAGAAGCTAAGCTATAAGCTCCCTTAACCATATCCGATACACACTTGAACTTATCCCCTCTCACATGGTCACATTCTAATAAGACTATATTTTTTTCTCCACAATCAATACAAGGATTTTCCCTTTTGTGTTGTTTAATATACTCTCTATTCTTATCTCTTTGTGTTGTGTTTCTACTTTTGCTTCTGGCTTTTATCTTTTTCTTATTGGCCTCGTAGTGTTTTTTAGAGTTTAATGCCTGATCCTTTTTATCTTTGTAAGCCATTCCATTCTACACTTCTTCAGACATAGATTGGATTAGATCAGCTAACTCTTTAATTAAATTCTTAGCTCTCGCTTTAGCTTCCTCATGTTCCCTGTCCATTAAGTCCTCATACAAGTCATTTCCGAAGTCATGTATTCTGTCACATATATAATTAATATGTGTTATTGCTTGACTGTCTTCTTTTGATATTCTTGTAGGCATTTATTAATCCATGGCTTTCAATAAACATTCTCCGATGGATGGGTTCACATCTTTAATTGCTTTGTAAATTCGTTTTGAAATTTGTTTTGTTGTTGTTCGTTCTTTGGGGGATGACTCCGATCCTAAGTTTGTGTACATTTCACAATCTATTTGGAGTAATTTGTCGACTTTCTTCTTGGCTGACCAGGATGTAAATGATAAAATTTTATCTATGTCATTGGATTTATAATCCATTTATAAGAGAGTTTATTCTTTGTTCGACTTTTTGTAATTTGTGTTCTGGAAGTCTACGATCAATTAGCTCTATAATGGAATTGTATCGTTTCCATTTATCCTTGTGAGTTTTTTGTAAATCAGTTAACTGTTCTTGAACATTTATTACAGACAAATTTAACATTTTATTTTGATTACGCAAATCTTGAAGCTCTTTTTTTAGCTCGCCTTCCGACATTGGGAAAGGCTCAAAACTTTCGTCAGTCCATATGGCCAGGATCTCCTGGTAACTTTTATTCATATCCCTATCTGACTTTATCATCCAGGGGAATTCTTTTATTGCATGCAACACAGTTGCGTGATTCTTTTGAAAGGCATTACCAATAGAGGTATAAGACATGTGACATTGTTGTCTTAGAATCATATAACATATAGCTCTTCCTTTTACCAGCCGATCTGTTTTAATTCTACTTGTTATGTCTGTATTGAGATATACATTAATAATCTCAATTAGTGTTTGGATTTTAGTTTCCTTCATTTAATTTAATTTTACAATTTAAGTTCATTAGGTCAAGGTATTCATTCATTGATATAAGTTGCAAGTCTGAGAGCACAATAAATTCTGATTCATCTCTAATCATTTCTAAAGCAAACGTAATTGGTTCATTGTCATCATCCATGACTATTCCTCCCAACACTGTAGAAATTAATACACTCTCTTTTACATCAGGGAAATTTTGCTCTATAAATTTTGCAATTTTAATTCCTGTTCTTATGTCCATACCTGAGATCGTTTCGATAAACTCCTCAGCTACATCATAATCAGCCTCCCTTATATACTTCTGTTCTGCACCCATGTTTTTCTAATTCTTTTAATCTATACTCTTGTAGTTTTGATAGTTTACCAGTTGGTCTTTTCACTTCCGAGAAAAGGACATCGCATCCTGGTGGTATTGCAATCAAGTCAGGGATACCATTCTTATTAGTCTTAATAAGCTTAAGAACGTAGTACCCTTCTGACTCCAATTGCTTTATTCTTTTACTTTGTATTTGTTGTTCTGTCATTTCCATTATTTCTATAGTCCTCTAAAAAACCTAATAAAACTATTATGTTCATAGATAGAGACGATACAACTTCTACTACATCGTGAAAGTCATGAATAGATAAGTGTATGTGGCCCACTACCCAAAAAGGAATAGCTAAGTTTTGGCTGATCCATACTACTAAAAACCTAATGAACCCCATAATACAAATTTACAAAGATCTTTTAAAATGACTTAAGGTAAAATCTTTCTTCTTAATTACTGCCTTATAAATATCCTTTTCAATTCCTCCTTTACTGAAGATCCAATACACATCAGATTCTAATCTTTCTTTGGTTGTCATCCTATCTCTTGACTGCCAGTAACTTGTAGCACTGAAGTCTATATTGTAGTACACCAGGGCATCAGCATTTCTTAAACTTATTCCTTCACGACCTGAAACAATCTGTAATGCTATGGTTTTATTTGTGCTGTCAAAAGTAGGAAGGTCTACACATAATTCACTTCCGTAAATTTCTTTCAAAGCACTTAGCTCCTGTTTAAATTTATAAAATATTCCAATCTTTTTTCCCTTAAATCTTTCTTTTATATATTCTGCCTTGCTATAATCTAACACCATAGAGTTACCACTTTCAAACTTTATAGTTCCACTACACATCTGATGTACTTTAGTCATAAGTTTAACAGCTGTATCTGCGAGGATAACTTCGTTCTGGCCCTCTACTACTAAATCTTTTTTTAGCTTGCTTATAAGGGCTAAGGTTTCTTCTTTTAGTTCTACCTCTAAAACATGTTCTGTTGTTTCTACAACAAACCCTGCCTGCTTTTGACTAAAGTTAATTGTGTAAGGTCGTAATTTTTCTATAATAGTTTTAGTTCCCTTTGAGTAATCGTTTATGTACATGCCTCCTATCTTTTTCTTTACGATTGTAACATACTCCTTAGCAAACTGATAAAAGTTTTTGTACATAGAAAAAGGATTGCCTGGTATAAAATATACTTGATGATACATCTGTGAGTATGACTCAGGAGTTGGTGTACCACTTAATAATATTACATAAGGCAAGGATCTTGCGATGATGTTGTTTACTTTTTTAGTTCTTCCACTTGGTTTAGGAAATGCTCCCATGCCATGAGCTTCATCACATATAACTACATCCCATCCTGTTTGCTTTACCTTGTGTAGAGACTCATAGTTTATAACCTCTAACTCAAACTCAGGTAGAAGTAATTCAAAATCGTTTACAATACTGGAGATCGCTTTCTTCTTTGTAATAAACAAAACTTTTTTAGCTCCAATCATATCACAAATCCCTAAGCTGGTTAAAGTTTTGCCTGTTCTAACTTCCATAGCTAAATACAGAAACTTAAACTTTTTTATTACTCCTACTCCTTGTGATATGATTTCTTTCTGGTATTCTCTGAACTCAATCATATACCTAACGATTCCTGTTTGATATAGTGAGACTTTCGTACAAACTCTATCCATCTTCCTATACCATCTCTACCTTCTAATGCTTTACACTCATGTTTAAATTCTGCATAAGACATTAGCCATTTACCAAATTCATTTCTGTTTACTGAGTCTCTACTCTTTGGAGCATAGTCTGGGTATTCATCAACAAAGTCTAAGAATAAATCATTCTTATATATTCTATGGTCAGTTACAAGCTTTGGATGTGGTTTGCCATCTATAACTCCACACCATTCTATAAATGAATAAGAAGTATTCGCTGCGAAGGTTCGAGTCTTTTGATTTATAAAATCACTTTTCAGTAGCCCTTTGTCTAAATATAATTGGAGGTTTGTAATCATGTAGTTATCAAACTGACACCAGTCATTGTCATCCCACTCTCCAAACATTAGTTTACCAAACTCTACCAGTGGTGTAAACTCTTTGGTATAGAATTGATTTAATTCTAACTCCCATTTTCTTCGAGCAAATGAATTTCCTTTTCCTTTTATTGCATAGTTTGTAGTGATGGCAACCTTTGGAGACTTACTAAATGGAATCTTAATCGCATCCTTGTTTTTCTTCTCTAAGGTTAAACCTTCAGTGACAACACTAAAAAGTCTTTCAAAATTAAAGTTCTTTTTTACATCATCAAAACAAAGTATCTGAGTATCTGCTGATACTAATTGATAAGCAAATGATTTCTCAAAGTTAAAAGACTTACCATCTATAACTACCATCTTCTTCATGTGAGAGATAGCAGTCATGTATAGTCCTTTACCTGTTCCACCTTCTGGATTGTCTGATATTATTTCATCATTCAATATTGTAGCTGGGCAATAAGATAAATTTTTCCAGCCATGCAATAGAAATCCTATAGTAGATTCCATTGACTTAGTTCTGTGAGGATCGCTACCAGCAATATTATTTACAAATGTTTTAAAGTCACAGCTTGTGATGTCGCAAAGGTCAAACACTCTATTTATAACATGGTCTTTCCAGACGTATCCACCTAAGTCTAAATAATCTATTGGAGTTACTGCATCCTTAGTAATTTTTACTGCACAATTTGTGTAATATAAGTAAGCAGTATCTTTTGTGTCAGCAATAAAGTAAACACTGATAGAAGATAGTAGAGTTAAGAACTCTTCTCTAAAATATCTTGTACACTCTGCAAAGTAATTATATATACTGGTGTCATCTACTTCCAATAAGTATTCTAAAACGAAATCTTTAATCTCTTTCTCGTTTGCGTGTTCAATTAAGTTGTTGGTTACTTTAACGAATACATAACTTTTACTTCCTTCAGGGCTGAACTTGTAGAATCCATTATCTTCTAAGAAGTTTTTGAAAGACATGTGTATTATTTTAACCACACCCTTTTCACTTTTGTTCCAGAATTTCTGTTCATCTAATTCTTCCTCAAATCTCCTTAGGACATTATCAATTACTACATCATCTATAGAGGTCTCATCTTCCAGTGTGTTTTTGATTTCACTATTAGACAATCCCCTTCTCATCTTTGCTTTTACTGAGTTAACTCTTTCTTCATCTTCGTAATACTTAGTTCCAAAGTTTTGTTTCTGGGCATAAGCAGACTTGATTGTTCTTTTTAGTTCTCCAGAAGTAAAGTCTTTTGATGTGAAAGGACTCATTACATATTCAGCTAAAGTTTGAGTAACTCCAAAGTCATTAAACGCTGAAGCTAATATGTATATATTATTATTTCTTTCTCCATCTTTGAATCCGTACTTTCTTTCCCACCACTTCATTAAGATTTCTACAATCTTATTCTCATCAGTGATAGGAATAGTCTGTACATCTTTATGTTTTATTACTTCTTGGTATTGTTGTTCTGTTATTTGATTGAATACACTTGACTGCTCATTAATAAAAATTAATGGATCATATGATTCATAACAAACTCTCGATACATTTCTACATGCCTTATCAAAGTATTCGCTGTCGTAATGTACCTGTAGTGAATTAAAGAATTTTATATGTGTTTCATCTTCAGCTGGTATCTTAACCAATACTTTCAATCCCAATCCACTGGGAGATATGAATACTGAATATGTGTATCTGTCTTTAGTTAGTCTTTCTTTTTCCTCTAACATTTGTTTTTCTGAAGGAAAATTGTCGAAGTCTAAACATATCAACCCACTATGTAAAGTGATTGAAGAGTCATTTCTTTTAGTAAATTTACCACTAAAACAAATTGCTGGTAGTGATTGCTTTAATTGATTTCTTATTTCTTTATCTGATTCTGATCGTATTGATCTTACTATGTCTTGTGATGCTCCCTGTTTTATTCTTTCTATTATTATACTTACATCTCTATAAAAAGGTTGAGCAGTATCTTTGATGTCCTTAAATATTGTTATTTCCATTTTGGTATGTTGATTGAATTTGATTGTTTACTTGATTAACTACTTCTTTTTATGTTAGAATGTTGAATAAAATTAAAAAATAGAAAAGAGTATAAAGATATATATATAGTATACTACTAACCTACTAAAATGTAAAAACTTTAACACTTCGACATAAAAAAAAGAAAAAGAAAGGGGGAATTACCCCCCTAACTTATTCAGTTTGGTCTAACTAAAATGGTAAATCCTCATTAGGCTGAGGAGCTTCTTCCTTTTTAGCTTCAGGTTTAAAGGTGTCAATAGCAACATAATGTGTTTTACCATATTCATCTGCCCCACCTTTCTTAGAAGATACATTAAGTTTAATGTACTTCTTTCCGTTGTACTCGAACATGTGTTCTTGAGGTAAGTCTGTTAGACATACACTGCAAGAGATCATGTTACCATCGAACTTGGAAACTCCGTTTCCAACATAGATTTTTTCTTCTGCCATAATTAAATTGTTTTGTAGATTAATTTTTCCAACTGATTCATTGTAGCTTCCATGAGATTGTCTCTTTCAGCCTGAGTGTTGAGGTCGGTTGGAATTTGCAACCACACCACTCGTTTGTTTTTATTAAAGGGTTTCTTTAATAATATAGTTTTGAATATCTTCTTCAGCATCTTCTTTATAAAATTTATTAAACACTTCAATTGCTTTCTCTACTTTTTCTTTTCCGTATTGCAGGAATGTTTCTGATGGATAGTATATACCTAACTCCAGAGTTGTTTTGTCAACTACATAAAACACCATAGGCTTATTAAAAAACTGCTGGTATAAATATGCTTGGCTGTCGTAATTATATTTCCTTGCACTATACTTAAAGTCTTTTATGTTTCCAGTAGTTTTTAGATCAATGAGAAAGTCTTTACCAACTATGTCGGCTTTTCCTTTCCACATCATTCCAGCAACCTCCTGAAGAGCTGGTACTTCAAATTGATTATCTTCAGAATAGATAGCATCATAGAACTCTAAATTATTGTTCATTGAAGCTATAGCTTTATCTGTTTCCTCTTTTTCTTTAGTAAGCATCATTAACTCTCTACCATGCTCCTGAATCTCTTCTTTATATTTCTTAGTATTCCTGCTGGATGCATCGATACTTATAAATTCATCATTGTCTATTTTTAAGGGTTCTAATATAGCTGTGTGAAAATACCTGCCTATAAGCATAGGCTTTGTTATCTCTTTAGGTTTTCTAAAGCTTTTAGGATCATTAAGTAAAGTAATGATGTCAGAGTTAGATAAGAACTGCTGACCAAACTTACCATAGTATTGGTCATCATCTTTTAGTTTCTCTTTAATTTCAGAAACTAATTTTTCGTTATAGTTGGGAGGCACTTTCATTACTTAATAGATTTAGAAAGCTCCTTCTTAACTACAGCTTTAATGTTATACTTAACCTCTAAGTTTTTGATAATCTTAGGCAATCCTAACTCTTTGTTCTTAGCAATATAGCTCAAAACTTTTACCCAGTTAGTATCTCCAATATTTAACTCAACATGTGTTGATGTTTTAGGTACTGGTGACTTACTTACTGGCTGAGGTGTTGGTTGCTTAATCGTTTGCATCGTGTCCTCTCCAATCCATAAACTTAATCCTAATCCATGCATTGCAATTGCTTTAGCAGTAGATCTCTGGATTGTTGTATTTACATCCATTGAAGTTACCTTCTCAATAGGTATAGAATTGTTTCTATAGTCCATTACTGGTAGGTAATCAATATGCTCCATGTCATCAATAGTAATACCTACTTTACAATATGCAGTTTTACCATCAGTAAAAAAGTTTAGTCCAGTATGCTCTGATTCATATACAACTCTTTGTGCAGATGGATGTGCAGTTTTAATTAAGCTCCATGCTGAAGCCCATGACAGGTAACTGAATTTACCTTTCTTTTCGATTTTATCCTTTACAGATATGGAAGCAAGTTCCTTAAAATAATTTTTCTTCTCTGTTGCCATAATTGATTTGATTTAATTTATTTAATTTTAGTTGTTTATTTGCATATTTTTTAAGCAAAATCTCTCTGCTTGTCTTGAGTCTTTGTATGTGCTTATCGTTCTTTCTGGTATTGACTTCACTTCTGATTTTGTTCTCAATCAAATCCAGCTTTCTTTTATAGTTGTGCATCGATAATCTGATTCCTCCTTCTTTCCAGCCGAAGTCATAAAAGAATTTGTATTCCTCTTCATTGCATTCCTGAAAGTAATCTCCACTCCTGCCACAATTTAATATCTCAGTTTTTGAGCCAAACTTCTGGAGCTTTACTCCATTGTTTATAACACCAACACCATTAGGCATATTAACTTTCATAGCTACTATGTCATTAAGTGACTGATCATATATGTCTTCTAAATTATACATTCTGAAGTTTGTTAACCACCTCCTGAAAGTCTTGGTCAGATTCAATAAGTTCTTTTGCTTTTTTATATCCATGGATGATTGTAGAATGAGTTGTTGTATGCCCATGCTCCTCCAAGAATCTTTGTATGTATGATATTCTGATTGGTCTTTCCATACATAAGTAGTATAGCATCTGTCTTGCATCTACAATATCCCTACGTTTAGTTTTAGTAAACATCTGGTCTAATGATAGATGAAATTGGTCTGCTATTGCTGATGCATATGCATCAAAAATGTCTTTTTTCATTTGGTTGATTTGATTTAATTTGTAGATGGCTAAAGTAATTCTTTTTCAATTAATACGCAAATTATGTTCAACTTTTCTTTATCCAGTCTATTTCAAACTTAAGATGATTAATCGCTTTTTCAATATCTTCGATATGCTTTGCCTTGTTATTCATTCCTTCTTCTGTCTTCTTGCCACAGCGTAATAAATAGCTGGTTGCAGTTCCTACATTGTATGACAAGCTCCAGTCTTCAATGACCTTCCTTGCTTCATAGCCATACACTTTCCCTATATAATAGGATGGTACATCAATTTTCTCACTCATTTCTTTTTAAATCTAAATTGTGACATATCATTATTGATTGTCATCGGCTTTCTGTATAACGGAATAAGAGAGGTAAACTTGTCGTTATCCTCTCTCCTTCCACTATTCTTAAAATAATCATCAAACTCAATTACACTACTCCTGTAGTTGTCTTCGAATTCTTTTAGTCTTTTGTACTCTTCTATAAATTCTCTGGTATCTGGACTCATTCG